AATGCCAACCAACGAGTGTATCCCGTCAATGAAATCAGTCGTGCTGTAGAAAGCATCAACACTCAAATCAAAGGCGGATACAGTGTGCTAGGTGAAGTAGACCATCCAGATGATTTAAAAGTTAATTTAGACCGTGTCAGCCACATGATTGAACAAATGTGGATGGATGGACCTGCAGGACACGGCAAGTTAAAGATTCTACCAACCCCAATGGGACAACTTGTACGCACCATGCTAGAAAGTGGCGTCAAATTGGGTGTTTCGAGCCGTGGTAGCGGTAACGTCAACGAATCCACTGGGCACGTCAGTGAATTCGAGATAGTAACAGTTGATATTGTGGCACAACCCAGCGCACCGCATGCTTATCCTCAGGCAATCTATGAAGGCTTGTTAAACATGCGCGGTGGACATAAGGTGCTAGGTATTGCAGGTGAAGTCAAAGACGATCAAAAAGTGCAGAAGTATTTGAAAGAGGCTGTTACACGCCTTATCAAAGACTTAAAATTATAGGAGAACCACGATGTTTGACGTATTAAAGCCAATACTTGATAGTGGTATCATCAACGAAGACACTCGCCAAGCCATCAACGAAGCCTGGGAAGCCAAGCTCAATGAAGCACGTGAAACCATACGTGCTGAATTACGTGAAGAAATGGCTGCTCGTTATGATCACGATAAAAAAGTAATGGTAGAAGCATTAGACAAAATGGTTACTGAAAGTCTCACAGCGGAAATTACAGAGTTCGTTGTTGAGAAACAGGCAGTGGTTGAAGATCGTGTGAGAGTTAAAAATCACATGATGGAAAGTGCTGGTAGATTCAATGATTTCCTTACTAAGAAATTGGCAGAGGAAGTAAGTGAGCTACATCGAGATCGCAAGATTCAACGTGAAAATTATCAAAAGTTGGAAAAATTTATCACTCATGCTCTGGCAAGAGAGATTCACGAATTCAGCCAGGATAAGAGAGCAGTGGTTGAAGCCAAAGTTCGTTTAGTTGCGGAAGCAAGAACAAAAATGGCAGAGATTCGCTCACGTTTTATCAAGAACAGCAGCAACCTAGTCAAAGAAGCAGTAACTACTAAGTTAAATGCAGAACTAAGACAACTTAAAGAAGACATCCATCATGCTCGTGAGAACATGTTTGGACGACGTATTTTCGAGGCTTTTGCCAGCGAATTCTCAGTGACACATCTCAATGAGAATCGTGAAATTCAAAAGTTAAAGAAAATAGTTGATCAACAACAACAACATATCGCTGAATCAGTGAAAACTGTAGAACAAGCGAAAAGTCTAGTTGAATCAAAGAACAAAGAAATTCGCGTTATCAAAGAAAGCGTACAGCGTAAAGAGTTAATGGGTGAACTACTCAGCACTCTTAATCGTGACAAGCAAACTGTGATGAACGAATTACTTGAAAGTGTGCAGACCGACAAACTACGCTCTGCATTCGAAAAGTATCTACCGGCTGTGCTCAATAATGCCCGAACCCAACCCAAGGCAGATAGAGTGCTTACTGAATCTCATGTTGCAGTAACCGGGGATAAAACTGCTAAAACGACAGCAACAACAGAAACCAATGTTGTTGAGTTGAAACGGTTAGCGGGGTTGAAATAAAATAGTTTAACCTTAAAGGAAAGAAGATGACAAAAGAACTATTAGAAAGCCGTTGGGGCGAAACTAGAGAAGCCCTGCTAGAAGGCCTACAAGGCTCACGCCGCACAACTATGGGTATTATTCTTGAAAATACCCGCAAACACCTAACTGAGTCCGCTACTGCTGGTAGCACCAGTGCTGGTAACGTCGCTACTCTTAACCGCGTAATTCTTCCAGTAATTCGTCGTGTTATGCCTACAGTTATCGCCAACGAAATCGTCGGCGTGCAGCCAATGACTGGCCCTGTAGCACAAATTCATACACTACGTGTTCGTTACGCTGAAACAGCAACTTCCAGCGCAGGTAGCCCATTCGATACTAGCACTACTGCTGGCGACGAAGCACTGAGCCCATTCAAAATTGCAACAGCATACTCCGGTAGTCTTACTACTGGTCGTGCTGATGCTACTTCTACTCTAGAAGGTGTTCCTGGCCGTAAGATCAACGTACAGATCTTAAAGCAAGTTGTAGAAGCCAAGACACGTAAACTCAGCGCACGTTGGACTTTTGAAGCCGCTC